TCCCCGGCCGCCTCGCTGCCGTCGTCGCCGGCCGCCCCCGCGCCCCCCGCAGAGGGCGACGAAGACGAACCCTCCCAGATGGGAGATTGGCCGGAGGCTGCTACGCCTGATGGGGGAGCGGGGACGCGCGAGCCCGACGCGGATCCTGATGCACTGCACCAGCGCCTAGCGTTCTATCCCCTGACGGATCTCGGCAATGCCGAACGGTTTCGCGATCGGCAGCGCGGCAAGCTGCTCTTCAACACTGCCCTCGCCACGACGTCGCCGGGACGTCAGCGCGGTTGGCTTGCATGGGATAACAGGCGCTGGTCGAGCGAAAGCGGCGCCGAGCGCGTCATGATCGCCGAACACGAAACCGTTCGAGCCATCCAACTGGAGGCCGAATGCGTGGCGGATAGCGGTCGCAGGGACGTCACTGATCCGGAGGAGGGCGCCTGCGACTTTGTGGTTGAGGTCAAGCGCGACGATAGCGTCGTGCTCTACTCCGAAAAGATCGCGAAATGGGGTCGAACGTCGGAATCGGCGCAGAAGCTCGGCGCGCTGTCCAAGCGCGGCTCTCCGTACCTGTCTGTCGGCATCGGCCAGCTAGATGCCGACCGGATGAAGATCAACGTCAACAACGGCACGTTGATCGTCCGCAAGCGCGATGACGGCGACTACATCCAGTTTGCGCCTCACAATCCAGCTGACATGATAACGAAGGTATCGCCGGTCGATTTCGATCCGTCCGCGACGGCACCCGAATTCCAGAAGTTCCTGGCGCGCGTACAGCCAAAGCCCGAAATGCGGCTGTTCCTGCAACAGTGGTTCGGGCTGTCGCTCACCGGGGACACCTCAGCGCACAAGCTCGCATTCCTGTATGGCAAGGGCCGCAACGGCAAATCCGTGCTGGTCAATGCAGTCTCGCACGTGGCCGGGGATTACGCGCAAAGCGTTCCGATCGAGAGCTTTCTCGACGCCGGCAAACCACGCAATGGCGGCCAGGCGACACCCGACCTTGCAAAGTTGCCGGGTGTTCGTTTGCTGCGGACGTCAGAGCCCGAGAAAAACGCCAGACTTGCTGAGGCACTGATCAAGCTCGTCACCGGCGGCGAACCAATGGACGCGCGGCACCTGCAGGGGGACATGTTTACCTTCGTGCCGGAGTTCAAACTTACCATCCAGGGCAACTACAAGCCCGTGCTGTCCGGAACTGACGAGGGCATCAAGAGCCGATTGCTGCTCGTCCCATTCAACGTCACCATTCCAAAGGAAGAGCGCGACACCAAGCTTGCCGAGAAGCTCAAGGCCGAGGCAAGCGGCATTCTGAACTGGATGCTCGATGGGCTGCGGTCATGGCTCGATAACGGCCTGACCGAGCCGGAAGAGGTGACGACTGCGACGGCCAAGTACTTCGCCACGTCGGATGTCCTCGGACGCTTTCTCGAAAATTGCACCAGCAGAGAGCCGGGTCATCGCGTCCAGTCGTCGGTGCTGCACCAGCTCTATGAAGCGTGGTGCAAATCATCCGGCGAGACGTCGTGGAAGAACAAAGGTTTCTCCATGGCGATGGAGGAGCGCGGCTATGAGCGCAAGCAGAGCGACGTCATGTGGTGGCTCGACATCAAGATGACCAAGTCCGTGAACGACTTCGTCGATGCGCAAGGCAACCCAATTCGAGTGTCAGGTGGTGATGATGACAACGAAAACGCTGGCGATGTTGAAATCTGATCCTCCCACCCTCCCGAAACGGGAAGATTTGATTCGGCCCTAAGATGTTGGATTTGTTGAAGATGGGAGGATGCGGGTAAATCGGGAGCGTTTCCACGCATACACGCGTGCAGGCGTGCGCGCGCGAGGCGGGCCAAAAGACAAGCACCGATGTCTCTATGTATGCGTGGTGATCCTCCCAATCCTCCCATCCTCCCAAAATGAAAGCAAAAACCTCATGACACCAATAATTTAAGAATGGCCGGGAGGATTTAGCGGGGCTCTGGGCAAGCTCCCGATGATCCTCCCGGAGAAACTGTACTCGATCGGTACAGTTTCCGGACGTCAGACGGCCAGCAAATCGACAGGGAAAATCGAGATGTTGGAGCTATCGAATGAAACCGATCGCGCAAGCGTTCGAAAACCTGTCGCCTGATGTGCGTGCTGAACTGCTGCGGCCTGTGCAGACCTATGACCCACGCAATGCGGAGATCGTTGAGGGAGCTAGGCCACGCTGGCATCTGGTCGAGGTATACGAACCTGCTCAACGCGATGTGCAGAAGGTGATGATCGAGCGCCGCTTCGGGATCTTCGTGCCCGAGAGCGAAGTTGTGGAGGTGAGGCGTGGTCGTAAGGTGACGCAGCGATCGCTGATTTTCCCAGGTTATATTTTCGTATTCGTGTGGGATATCGACCGGCATTGGTCACGCATCGCGGAAATCCCGGGCGTGTCGCAGATCATGGCGTCCAAGCCGGATATGGCGCTGTTGCAGCTTTGCGGACGAACTGTTGACGAAATTGCCGTCGGGATTGGTGTGTCGCGTGAGCGCGCGGCCCTACTGCAGCGGCGCGCTCATTTCGCCGCACGAGGGCGTGCGATCGTTGTCGGCGATGACCTTATCGACCAAATCCGCGCGGTCGAGAATGGTGAGTGTCGGCTGCCTGCAAAGAAGCGGACGCGCGGCAAGCGGCAACAGGACGACGAAGTCGTCGCAACATACTCGTGGTCTGCGTTTCCAGACCGGCTACTAGATCTTGACTCTGAGAAGCGGAATCAGACATTGCGGAAAGCCTTGGGCCTCTCCTAGTACCTGCCGGCAACGGAGGTGTGGAACGGAGATGGTGGATGAAGCGCAGAATGCTCGGTAAAACCGGGATCGCGCGGGAAAAGCGAAGCTATGCCAGGCCACTGAAGCCCCGAGGCGGAAACGCCCGGGGCTTTCGTGTTTGCATAGGTTGTGCGGTTGCGCGCCTGTGCGTTGCCGCTGCCCTCCTTGGGCGTTTCCTCCCTAGACTTGGGCCGCTTGCTTCATCGTAAGCGGCCCGATCTTTCTTCAGTAGGCAGGATGCCCGTCAAGCCGCCCACCTTCAGGCCTCAAGGCCAACGCAGCCGTCGGCAAGCCAATGTCGAGTACGATGCCAAGCGCGGCAGTGCCAGGCAACGTGGCTATAGTCCGAGGTGGGACAAGGCAGCCTATGTCTACAAGGGCCTGCATCCGTTCTGCGTAGGGTGCAAGGCGGTCGGGAGGCTGGTTGCGAGCGAGGTGGTCGACCACATCATCCCCCATAAAGGGGATCAAAAACTGATGTGGGACGAGCAGAATTGGCAACCTGCTTGCCGCTTCCATCATGACGTCGTGAAGCAGAAACTCGAGGTCATGTTCGCCCAAGGCGACGTCAGTGCCGCCGATCTACACCTCAACAGCGCGATTGCCGTCGAATTGACGCGCGATTTGGTGCCTGAGCTGCGACACCCCCCGGGGGTCCAAAATCCCTGAGGGCTCGCCTTCCCGGACCGGTTGGTCAACAACCCGCAATTTTTCGCGGGTTTCTGGAGAGATTTTTTTATGGGCCGTCGAGGACCAAAGCCGCAGCCGGCGGGCGTCAAGGATCAGAAAGCGCCGGTTCGTTCGCGGCAGCACAAGACCCTGGCCGCCGCGCAGCCTGTCGCGCCGATTCCCGGCGCGAGTGATGCGCCGAAGTGGTTGAAAGGCGACGGCCTCAAGATCTTCCAGCGCATGGCGCCGATGCTGCGCGGCATGAAGCTTCTGACCGATGCCGACGTGCCCGCCTTCGCGCGCTACTGCACGCACTACGCTCGCTGGCTCGACCTTCAGAAGCGATTGAAGAAGGGCGGCGATATCTATGAGATCGAAACCGCGTCGGGGAAGGTCTTGCGGGCCCATCCCGCATTCACGATGGCCGATCGGCTCGACCGCATGATGCTTGCCTTCGAGGATCGCTTCGGCCTCAACCCGGCAGAGCGTCAGCGCATCATGATGGCGCGCGCCAACACCGGCGCCCACGATCTGTTTGGTGCAGCCGCGCCGACGGCGAAGGAGTCCGAGCCTCGGGAGGGCGATCCCGCCGCGGACGCCGCGCCGCCAGTTGAGCCGAGCGAGGGGCCGATTGGCCTACTGAACTAATCGCATGACGGCGCAGCTCGAAGCTGTCAGGCCCGAGAAACCAGCGGCGCTCAAGTCCTTCCCGAAGGCGGAATGGAATCCGGACTTCCGGTTCTGGGTTCACCCGAAGAAGGATGGTCAGGGCAACGTCGCGGTCGCGGGTTTCTGGATCGTCGGCGCATGGTGCGAGGGTGAGTTCTGGTATCACGAGCGAGCCGCTGACAAGGCGGCGTCGTTTTTCCCCAATCACCTGGTCTTCACCGAGGGCGAGTGGGCTGGCCGACCCTTCGTGCTCGAACCGTGGCAGGAACACGATATCATCCGGCCGCTGTTCGGCTGGAAGCGCGCCGACGGCACCAGGCGATTCCGCCGTTGCTTCGTCTGGATCGCGCGCAAGAACGGCAAGACCGAGCTCGCCGCCGGCGTCGCGCTCCTGATCCTGGTCGGCGATGCCGAGATGGGCGGGCAGGTGTTCTCGATCGCCTCGGAAGAGGCGCAAGCCAAAATCGTGTTCACCAAGGCGAGCAACATGGCGGTTCGAACGCCGGTGCTTGCGCAGAAGCTGGAATGCCTCGGCAAGGTGATCTACTGCCCGGAGCTGAACGGATCATTCCGCCCGCTCAGTGGCAAGCCGAAAGGCAAGCACGGCCTGAACATGTCGGGCCTTGTCGGCGACGAGATTCACGAGTGGCCGTCGGGCGACCTCTACACGTTCGTCCACGACAGTTCGGCCGCACGGCGCCAGCCGTTGGAATTCCTGATCTCGACGGCGGGCCAGAAAGGCACGCACGGCGAAGAGGTCTTCAGGGAATGCCAGGCGATCCAGTCTGGCGATGTCGAGGACCCGGAAACGATGGTCGTCATCTACTCGCCCAGCGAGGATGACGACTGGACCAAGGAAGAGACCTGGCGGAAGGGCAACCCGAACTTTGGCAACTCGGTCAAGCTCGAACCTTTTATGGCGGACTTCCGTCGCGCTCGTCAGTTGCCGCGTTTGGAAAACGACTTCAAGCGATATCGCTTGAACATATGGACGGATCAGGCGGTGAAGTGGCTGCCGATCAACTCGGTCGATGACGAGGGCCGGCGGTTCGGTTGGGATCATTGCATCGGTCCGGTTGCTTGGAACGCCCCTGAATTTGTCGAGCGACTGAAGGGCAAGACCTGCTACGGCGGCCTTGACCTGTCGTCGACCACGGACTTGTCGGCACTCGCGTGGTGGTTTCCGGCTCAGGCCGGCCTCGATGTGCCGGTCGTGCTGCCGCGGTTCTGGAAGCCGGCCGATCTGGTCAGAGAACACAGCCGCCGTGATCGTGTTCCCTATGATCGGTTGATCAAGGAAAGAGCGTTGTTTGAGACGCCAGGCAATGTCGTCGACTATGGTTTCATCGAGAAGCAGGTCCTCGACGATGCGCAGCAGTTTCGCGTCGCGCATTACGGCAACGACAATCGCGAGGCACATGAAGGTGGTCTTGCGATCGACCGTTTCAACGCAACCGGCACTGCAGTTCGCCTGCAGCAGGAAGGCATTCCGGTCGTGCTTTACGGGCAAGGCATGGTGTCGCTGTCGGCGCCATCGAAAGAGCTCGAGCGGCTAGTGATGAGCAACGGCTTTCATCACGGCGGACATCCGCTGCTTCGTCGGCATGCGCAGGTCGTGTCGATCGTCCAAGACGCGGCCGAAAACATCAAGCCGGTCAAGTCGCAGAAGACGGGACGCATCGACGGCATCGCGGCCTTTGTCAACGCGCTCGGCATCGCGGGCAAGGGCGAGACTCAGACCGGCGAATCCGGCTGGAACACCGATGATCTCGACGCGCTGATGGCGAAGATCGACGCCGCCGCGGAAGGCCTGGCACTTGAAGGAGACGAGGACAGTGGCAAGCAGGTGGTCCATGGCATCGGCAAACCTGCGTAAGGCGCTCGCGGCCGCCTTGCGCCGCGTCCCGCACGTCATGAACGATATCGCGGGCTTCGCAGGCGCCGGCCTGATCGCCTATGGCGCGTGGCTGATCTTCGTGCCGGCTGGTTTTCTTGTCGGCGGCACGCTGCTGATGCTGCTGTCGGTGCTGTTCGGCCGCAAGCTCGAGCGCGATTGATGAGCCTGTTTGGCGCGATAGCGCGCGAGTTTAAGGGGACGGACGGCCTCACCTGGGGCCAGATCAACGATCTCTGGTCCGGCCTGCTCGGCGGCGGTTATCAGTCGAAGTCGGGTCCGGCCGTCGGCTGGAAAAGCGCGCTGCGCGCCACGACCTTTCTCGCCTGTACCCGCCGCATTGCGGAAGCAGTGTCGACGGTCCCGACCAAGCTCTATCTCAAGCGGGAAGGGCAGACCCGGCAACTCGCGGTCGACCACCCGTTCTATGAGATATTGGATTCCGAGCCGAACGAGTGGCAGGATCCACTGCAATTCAAGGAGACGCTGGCGGTCCATTGCGCCGTCACCAACAACGCCTATGCGTTCAAGAACATCGTCCGGGGCAAGCTGGTCGAGCTGATCCCGATCATCCCGACCCACGTCCAGCCGAAATGGACGGCCGACCGCACGCCGTACTACATCGTCACCGCGCCGGACGGCTCGCAGGAGAAGTTCACGACCGACGAGATCCTGCACATCCGCGGCCTGTCATGGGACGGCCTCAAAGGCATGGACGCTGTCGCACTGCTGCAGGAGCCACTCGGCCTCGCGCTCGCCGCGGAACAGACCCACGCGATGCTGCATGCGCATGGTGCCCGTCCCTCCGGCATCGTCTCGGTGACCAAGAACCTCGACGAGAAAGAGCTGATCCGTCTCGCCGCCTGGGTGAAAAAGCACTACACCGGCCTCGACAACGTCTCCCGCGTCATGATCCTCGACAATGACGCGAAGTTCACGCCCTTCGACATGAAGGGCGTCGACGCCCAGCACATCGAGCTGCGCAAGTTCGAGATCGAGACGATCTGCCACGGCATGGGCGTGCTGCCGATCGCGATCGGCTATCCGGCCGAGATGGCGGCCCGGGCCGCGGCTGAGACGCTGATCTCGATGCACCTAGTGCATACCATCAGGCCCTGGCATCGCCGTTTCGAGAAGGCCTTCGACCGCCAGTGCCTGACGCGCGCGGAGCGCAAGGAAGGCTACTACACCAAGTTCATCGACGGCGAGTTCCTGCGCGCCACCGCGAAGGACCGCGCCGAATACAACAAGGTCGCGCTCGGCGGCGCCGGCAATGTCGGCTGGGCCCGCATCAACGACGTCCGCGGCTGGGACGACATGGATGAGATCGAGGGCGGCAATCACACATATGCGCCGATCAATGCCGGCCCGGTCGGTCCGGACGGCGTGCCGATCGCGCCGCAGGCGAAGCCCGCCACGCCCGAGCAGAAGTAGGGGAGCAGGAGCTACACGATGCCCGAGACCATGTTCATCAACGGCACGATGGTGAAGGCGAGCGGCAGCTTCACGCCGGCAGCCGCCTCCTACACCGCCGGCAATATCATCAGCGTGGCGCAGGAGTTCGTCTTCACCGATGCCAAGGGCCGCACAGTTCCACCAGGCTCGCTGATCCGCCTGATGAGCTCGGTGATGAAGGTCGCCGCCAGCGCGCTGATTTCGGGCGAGGGCGCCTATACGGCGCATGCCTACAGCGTCACGCCGCCGAGCGCGCGGGCCGACAACACGGCCTGGGCCCGCGCGAGCGGGGATCTGTCGGCTTATCGTGGCTCGATCGCGCTAGGCACGCCCGTCGCCGCGGGCGGCACCTGCTACGTCAAGACGCAGTTCTCCGATGTGCAGGATTTCGAGGTGATCGGCAACAGCCTGTTCCTCGAGCTGGTCAACGCCGGCACTTTCGTCGCCGCGGCCGTCGCGCGCCAGGTCTTCCTCTACGGTTTCCTGGTCTGAAGCCTTGTCCACTAACCCCAACACCACCCGGACTATGCTGCTCAGAGGCCTTGGGGGACCGAGAGTTCGAACGCCCGGGATTCTTCCGTTCAACGCCCGGATCGTGCCCGAGGGAGATAGCATCATGGAAGGTGCTTCCGGCCCTTCGTTTTTCAATGTCGCGATGTGGAAGACGATGGGGCGGTTCTATATGCCCTATCAATTCATGCAGGCGAAAGCAGGTCGCAACACCACGCAGATGGTTGCGAATATCCCGAACGTGATTTCGAAGCGGCCGGATCTGGTCGTCATCATGGGTGGAACGAACGGCTTTAAGGGTCTGCAAGGCTGGATTGACCTGCGGACGTGCGCGCTGGCTTACTTGCTGGGTGGGGCAATGTACGTCGTGATCATGCCGTGCATCCCGGATGACAGCGACAACTCATTCACGAACGGCACCGACACAACGCGCCGAGACTTGAACAGCTATATTCAGAACGGCGCTTCCGATCCTGTCGTCGGTCAGTATTTCCGTTCCGGAAATATCATCGCCGCCCCGTCTGTGGATGCCGGGTATGACACTACGGCGATGATGATCGGCGACAAGCGCCATCCTAACTGGCCCGGCGCTACCTACATTGCCACCCAATCTTTGGTGCGCGCACTTACGCCACTTATCACATCGTCGCTCGATCACTTGGCTCTCTACAACGACGCATCAAACCTGCTGAACACCTATTCGAACAACCCACAGATGCTTGGCACTGGCGGGGCGAACAATCTGACTACCGGATCTGTCGCAACGGGATGGCAGGCAGGAGCCATCAGCAGCGGCATGGGCGGTGTGTTCTCCAAGGTCAAGAAGACCATGGGTGCCGGTACGGTGCAGATTACCGGGACCACCGCGACCATCAGCGGTTATTCTGGGCCGCCGATCCAGGTCGGGCAGTACCTCTCAGCGGCCAGCGCTAATACTTCGATTGTGCAGCAGATCTCGGGCACGACCGGGCGCGACGGCACCTATCAGGTCAATAACTCGCAGTCGTTGGCGTCGATCGCAACCAATCTTCAGGTTGACGCGCAGCGCATCCTCGTGAACGGAACCGGTGTTTCCGCAGGAAACTACGTGCGCGAGTACAACAGGACCGCATTTCCGTTCAACGTGCTCGCGGGCCAGCAATATGACATGTGGGTGGCGTTCAATCTCGCGGCAGGCTGCACTGGGCTGCAAACCATCCGAACCAACTTCGGGTCGGGCAACATGCTGAGCTTGGACCAGAACCGGACCGAGCTGATGGACGGCATCGGGGAGATCGATGGCGTGTTCCGCACCTACTGCTTTGCTCCGTTCGCCGCTGACGGCGCGGCCCCCTTGTCGATGTTGGCCCAAAACATGTTTGCCTCATCGGGGACCATCGGAATGGATTTGACGCTCTATGCTCCGGTGTTGCGGCTGATTCCAGACCCCTAGGCTTGATCCCAAGACACATCGCATCTAAAGGTAGCGCCGTGTTTCTAAATATTTCGGTTGGTGTCTCATTTCCACAAATCCCGACAATCGCGGTAGTCCGCCAAAGGTATATTTCGGAGTGCAGGTCCTGCGCGGGTTTGCAGCTCTGGCTGTTGTTGTCGCCCATGGCGCGCAAGTGTTCGCGCAGCGAACGGGCTATCGCTTGGAACTGACGGCCGGCGAAAGCGGCGTCGATCTCTTCTTCGCCATCAGCGGATTTGTAATGGTCGTGGTGACGGCCGGCACATGGGGCAAGCCGCATATTGCTGGTAGCTTCCTTGCGAGAAGGATCATCAGGATCGTGCCGCTCTATTGGGCCGTAACCCTGCTGAAGTGTTTCCTGATGCTGCTGTTGCCGGCGCTGATCATGAACACAGAATTGAGCATCGCGCATTTGACGACCTCACTGCTGTTCATCCCGGGCCTCTACCAGTTCCCGATTTTGCAGGTCGGCTGGACGCTTTCTTTCGAGATGCTGTTCTATCTGCTGTTCGCTGCTGGGTTGGTCTTCACCAGCCGTCCTGTCTGGTTGCTCTCGGGTGGCCTCACTGCGATGGTGCTGGTCGGCGCCCTGTTCGGTAGAAACTGGGGTGCATTTTCGATCCTCGCAAATCCAATGTTGATCGAGTTCGTTTTCGGCATGTTGATCGGTCTCGCAACGGTCCGCGGAAAGTTCATGCCCGCGCCGATCTCTGTCGCGATCTTGCTGGCGTCGCTGGGGGCGCTCTGTCTCAGCAACTTGGTCGACTCCGCGGCGCTCTATCAGCACCGGCTCTGGGTCTGGGGCATGCCTAGCGCCATCGTGCTCGCGGCCGTCGTCTCGCTGGAGGCGCCGCTGAGAGGTCGCAACATCCGGCCTCTCGTTAAGCTGGGCGATGCGTCCTACAGTCTCTACTTGATCCATGCGCTTGTCATAGGCGCCGTGTGGTCAGTATCGACCAAGGTGGTGCCTCTGAACGTTTTCACGTCGGTCGCCATCTATGTGCTCGCAACCGTCGCATCTGTTGTAATCGCATGGATCATCTATCAGTGGATGGAGCTGCCGGTCACGTCGCGTCTGACGAAGTGGTGGGCTTCGCGGCGGGCTGTGGCGACCGCCTAGGTCCTCTCCCTCAGGGGGTGCGAACGTCCGCGACGCCGACGTTTACCATCTCTTCAGGTTTTGATCGCCGCCTGTTTCGTTCTGAATCACCTGCTAGACGCCGAGCGTTGACCTCGCGACTCCGCGCTGATTCCCTCTTCGCAGGAGGGATCAACAGTGAAATTACGCAAGCTCATTGAGCTCTACCAAAAAGACCCGTTGTCGCGCTGGCATCAGCTTCGTTACGCGACGCAAAAAACCCACACCAACCTGCTGCGGCAGATCGACCGCCGCCATGGCCACGTCAAGCTGAAAAGGATCAAGGGCCGCACGCTGCTGAAATGGCATGCGCAGTGGCTGGACGGCACCAAGTACTCGGCGGCCCGTTCCTTCATCAAGAAGATCCGCGTGCTGTTCGGTTACGGCTTGACGATCCGCGAGGATCGCCAGTGCGCGCGGCTCCGGCAGGTCATGTCGGCACTGCGCTTCCCGGGCTCGCCGAAAGGCACCCAGCGCATCACGGCCGAGCAGGCCATCGCCGTCCGCCAGCGCGCGTGGGCTTGTGGGTGGGGCTCGGTGGCCCTGGCGCAGGCGCTCCAATTCGACGTGCTGTTGCGGCAGAAGGACGTCATTGGCGAGCATGTGCCGGTTGGGCTGAAAGAGGGTGGTGTGGGCCTAGTCGTCGGCGACGAGAAGTGGGTGCGTGGTCTCCTTTGGTCGGAGGTCGACGATCAGCTGATCCTGCGGCACCAGACGTCCAAGACCGGTAAGCTGGTTGTCGTGGACCTCAAGCTCGCGCCGATGGTGCTCGAGGATCTGCGGCGGATGGGCGTGGTTGCGCGGCGAGGGCGGGTACGGCTGATCGGCCGGCGCGATGGGCCAATTATCACCGACGAGAGGACGGATCTGCCGTATCAGGCATACGAATTCCGCCGACGCTGGCGCGCGATCGCGCGCAGCGAAGGCATTCCCGACAATGTCTGCAATATGCACAGCCGTCACGGCGGCATTACCGAGGCCTTCGACGCCGGCGCCGAGCCTGACTTCATCCGCGCGGCGGCGACGCACAGCGAGCTCGCCACGACGCAAGGCTATAACCGCGGCGAGGAGCTGGTCCGGACGTCTGCGGTGCTGCGAGCAAGAGTGAGGAAGCGCGGCAGACCGGGAAGGACTCTGAAGGGTCGCATCCATGCTCATCGCCGCATCGAAAACGCGACGCGGCGTCATCGGCAAACCCCGAGGCTCTCTCGGACTGCCACATCGTGACGAGGCGATCGAGTGCCCCGTTAACCGCGAGGGGACGTCGGCGATGACGACCGCATGGCCACCGGCGCGGCCGTACCTGTCGGGATCCTCGACACCGTCTATTCGCCGATCATGCTGGGCGTCGGGCCCATTCCGGGAGAGAATTGATGATCGAATTCAAATCCGCCGCGTCTCGCCCTCAGCGCAAGGCCGTCGCCTTCGCATTCAAGTTTCTCGACGACAAGGCGTCGCCCGGCACCTTCGAGGGCTATGGCTCCGTCTTCAACAATGAGGATGACGGCGGCGATCTGATCCAGCCCGGTGCGTTTGCCGGCGTGATCCAGCGCCACCAGGCCAAAGGCACGATGCCGAAAATGCTGCTCAACCACGGCAGCATGGGGGCCGGCTTTTTTGGCGGCAACGATCCGATGGCGGATCTGCCGATCGGCTGCTGGGACACCATGAGCGAGGATACGCACGGCCTGCAATGCAAGGGTCGGCTGATCAATCTCGACACGGAATCCGGCAAACGCATCTATGGCGCGATGAAGGAGAAGGCGCTCGACGGCCTCTCGATCGGCTACAGCGTCGGCGACTACGTGCGCGGCACCAAGCCGAACGAGCCGCGCCGCACCATCAAGACCATCAAGAGCCTGCCTGAAGTGTCGCTGGTGACGTTCCCGATGAACGACATGGCGCGCACCAATGCGGTGAAATCGATCAATACGATCAGGGAATTCGAGGATGCCTTGCGAGACGTGCTCGGTTTTTCCAACGCGGCTGCCAAGGCTATCGCGCAGCGCGGCTTCAAAACAATGGATTCGACGGAGGCTGGGCTTGACAGCTTCGTTCGATCCTTGCGAGAGGTGAACGGTACCTTCTGAGCCTTGGAGGCGCGTTTGTATTACACCTATGTCTTCTATGATCCGCGGTCGGCGATCGCGATCTATGTCGGCAAGGAAAAGCGCGCTAGTGGGCGTCATCGCGACCACTTTACGCAGAAAACGAAGTCTATCGCCGCGAATTGAAATCTCAGGACTAACAGTTTTCAACGAGTTTCGCAGTGAGCGGCGCCCTTGGGATGAGGGACGCTCGATGCGTCATGTGCGTCGGAGCCTCGGGATGAGGACGGCGCGAACAAGCTGCTCGAGAGCCTCAAGGCGCTTCGGGCCATTTCGCAACCCACTTCATCCTAGAGAGGCTAAGATGCCCGAACTCGAAGACGTGCTGGCGGACGCCCAGCGCGAGATCAAGTCCATTGGCGACAACGTCAAGGGCCTGAAGGACTCCACCGACAAAGCGATTGCGGAGATCCGCAAGATCGTCGACGACGCCCCGAAATCGCTGGCCAATTCCGACCAGTTCAAGAAGGACGTCGAGAACATCACGGCCGGTGTTCTCGAAAAGAACGACGCTCTGACCAAGCAGGTCAAGACGCTAACCGAAACGGCGCTGAAGGCCGTCACCGATCGAACCGACGAGATCGAGAAGAAGCTCAATCGCTCCAAACTCGGCGGCTGGGGCGACAGCGACGCCGGCACCAAGGCCGCGCAGGCCTTCGCCCGCGATGCCAAGGCCCGCAAGGGCGAGCTACGCGCCGATTTCGATCCGGAGGCCGTCGACCTCGAGGAGATCAAGTCCTATTGCAAGGCCTTCCCGGTCTACCTGCGCAAGGACGACAAGGGACTGCAGGGCGCCGAAGTAAAGGCCATGAGCATCGGCTCGGATCCGGACGGCGGCTACATGGTCACGCCGACCATCGGCCAGATCATCCAGGGTGTGCAGTTCGAGACCTCGCCGATGCGCGCGGTGGCCAATATCGAGACCATCTCCTCGGATGCGATCGAATATCCGCGCGACGACGACGAAGCCTCCTGCGGCTGGGTCGGCGAGCAGGAAGACCGCACCGAGACGGGCACGCCCAAGGGCGGCATGCAGCGGATTCCTGTCCACGAGCTCTACGCCAACCCCAAGGTGACGCAGAAGCTGCTCGAGGACTCCGCCTGGAACGTCGAAGCCTGGCTCGGCAACAAGATCGGCGACAAGTTCGGTCGGACCGAAGCGACGGGCTTCGTCACCGGCAACGGCATCAAAAAGCCGCGCGGCTTCACCACTTATGCCAGCGGCACCTATGCCGCCGGCGGCTCCGGTAAGATCGAGCAGATCGCCGCTGGCGCCGCGGGCGTGGTCTCCTGGGACGATTTCATCAACGTCATGACGGCGCTGAAGGAGTTCTATCTGGGCGGCGCGATCTGGATGATGCAGCGTGCCACCGTCGGCAAGGCGATGCTGCTCAAGGACGGCGACGGCAAGTACATCTGGCTGCAGAACCAGCAGGCCGGCAAGCCGTCGATCCTGCTCGGTCACGAGGTACGGCAGGCGGCCGACATGGCTGCGGTCGCCGCCTCGGCGCTGCCGGTGGCGTTCGGCAACTTCAAGATGGGCTACACCATCGTCGACCGCATCGGCATCTCGACCTTGCGCGATCCTTACACGGCCAAGCCCTTCGTGCAGTTCTACAGCCGCAAGCGCGTCGGTGGCGACGTCACCAACTTCGAGGCCATCAAGCTGCTGGCGACGTAAGCCGAGATCGCTCTCCAATCCGGGTGCGCAAATTTGCGCATCCGGCGATGCTCCCATCAACCCATTTCGGAGACCAATTCGCCATGCGCGATTTTCTTCACTCCGTTGTTGCCAAGCGGGCGATTTCCTCGACCCGCGTGACCGACAACACCGCCCAGGTGTCGCAGATCATCGACATGCAGGGTTTTGAGGCCGCGATGTTCGTGATCAACACCGGCACCCTTGCCGATGCTGACGCGACCTTCGCGGTTCTGCTCGAGGAGGGCGACCAGGCCAATCTCTCGGACAACGGCGCGGTTGCAGCGAAGGACATGATCAGCATGTCCTCGGCCGCCGCGATGACGGCGGCCGGCTTCCAGTTCGATAGCGACAACCAGGTCCGCACGATCGGTTATATCGGCGGCAAGCGCTACATCCGCCTGACCATCACACCGGCAAATAACACCGGCAATGCTGACATCGGGGCAATCTGCCTTCAGAGCCGCGCGGGCCTTCGTCCGACGGTACAGGGTACCTCTTAGTCTTCGCATTCACCCACATCGAACCGAGGTGCCGGCGCGTCCGGCGCCTCATTCCCTTTTCATCTGAAATCAGGAGGTCGCGGCCATGACGACGCAGTCGGCAAGTCAGAACGTATTGGTCGGCATCGAGCAGGGTGGGGCGCGGGGCTTCGTCAAGAACGGCGGCGCCTTTGATATTGAGAGTGGTGGCGCACTGAAGATCGCCGGTACCGATGTCACCGCGCAGCTCGCCAAGGCCATGGCGTCGCCGGCGGGCGGTAACAAATTCGTGGGTGGTCAGATCAGCACCGCGACCGCGGCGGATACGGTCATCACCGGGCTCGCGACAGTGGTTGCTTGTGGCGCAACGTTTGATTCCGATCCCGGCGATGATCCGATGTTGGTCTCTGCCACCATCGGCGACCAGGCCGGATCGCCGGCCGCCGGCTCGATCATCGTCAAGACCTGGAAGAACACCGGCGGCACGGATCCGACGCCGCTCGCCGCCACGACCTTTACCAAGAAGGTCAACTGGTGGGCGTTCGGCAGCTAAACGGCCGCTCCGGAGATCTATGGCATGCGCTCTCTCGTCGAGATCCTGACGCCGGCGCCGTCCTCGGCGCTGACGACGCTTGCCCGCGTCAAGGGCGAGCTCGACATCAAGATTAAGGATGACGACGAGGTGCTGCTTGCCAAGATCAATGAGGCGAGCTCCGATATCGAGGCGGCCCTTGGATTCAGGGTGCCGAAGGAAGACGTCAAAGAGACGTTCTGGCACGACACAGTAAGTCTGCCGGCGGCGCCGATCTCGCGTACTGGCCTCGGAACGCCGCCCGAGACCACCTTGTTCCTGTCACGCAAAAAGGTGAGGACGATCGCGAGCGTCGTTGTCGATGATGAGACGCTGGATCCCTCGGAATACCGGGTTGATGGGGATGCAGGCCTCCTGGATCGGCTGGATTCCAACGGGTGTCCCTGCGTGTGGCGCTTCTGCAAATCGGTCATAGTGACCATGACGGCCGGCTACGTCCTACCCGGCAGCTCCGGTCGGGATCTGCCTTATGGCATCGAAGGGGCCGTCGTGGCGCTGGTCTCCTCGTATTGGGCGAGCAAAGGCCGGGACACGACATTGCGCTCCGAGGAGATCCCCGGCGTGATCCGGCGCGATTACTGGGTCGGGGCGGTTGGAGATCCCGAGCTGCTGCCGCCGCGGATACTTGCCTCGCTCGTCCAATTTCGCCGCTTTATCGCGGCGGTCGCCTGAGGGTTGATCATGAACATGCTTGATGACGTGGAATTTCAGGTGGCCAAGCTAGAGCTTGGCCGCCGTGACGTGCTGGTTGTTCGAACGGAGCGCCCGCTGACGTCAGTCATGGCCGCTGAGCTGCGCGCGCAGCTCGAGCGCCGGCTCGATCTTCAGGCCCGCGTCCTGATCGTCGATCCGGCCGTAGAGCTGGCGGTTGTTTCGCGTAGCGAGGCGAAGAAGCTTTCGGACAAGCGCGAAGGGGCCTGAGACAATGGACAACGCCGGCACCTATGATCTCGCTGTCCTGGACTCGAGCGCCTTTCCCGCGAGCGGCATCCTCTCTGCCATTACCGGTCTCGACGGCATGTCCTCTGTCTCGCTCGAGGCCGCGTTCAAGCAGGGTTCAGGTGGCGCGACCTTGTCGGCGATCGTGATGACCACTTTCGACGATGGCCAGTCCTGGCGCCACGTCGCGCGCTTCGATTTTACGACGTCATCGGCGACTAAGCTTGCCAACATCCAGGCGAGCGGCGTCAAGGCAGTGACGGCCTATGCCGATCTCGCCTCTGAAGGCGTCAATGACGGCATGCTGGGCGATCAGCTCGCGGTCAAGATCCTGACCAGCGGCAGCTACAGCAACGCCTCGCTCTCGATCCGCGCCGCTGTCAGGTGACATGGATCGCCTGACGTTCTTCGTTGCCTCCAATCACCTCAAGGTCAGGCTGCAACGCCTGAGCCTTCATCCCGATCTTTGGAAATTCGGACAGGGGACCATCATGACGCCGAAACTGCCCGGAACTTCCTCCGAGCAGGGCACGACCGCGGCAGCGGCCGACCAGCAGCTCACCATCAACGGCGTGCAGGTCTGATGCCCTCCGGCCTCATTGCCGCGCTCGACCAGGCGCTCAAGGTTGGCAAGAGCGAATGGATCTGGCTTCGTCGGCGCGTCGGGGAGGGACCGAACCAGACTTTCGTCCAGGTCAAATGCCTGGCAAGTGTCGATGGGATCGATTCCATGCAGAACCCGGCGGGCATTCGCCTGTCGGAATTCTCGATCGTCATGTCGCCGACGCAGATCAATGAGGCGCAGTGGCCGGGTGGCTCGATTCCGGTGCCGCCGCCGTTCGATCTCGATCCGCGGATTCCCCGCGTGAATGATACCGACGATGTCATCATCCGTGGTCAGCAGCCGCGGGTGATCACCTTTTGTGATCCGAAGATCGTGGGCGGCGAGCTCGTCCGTCTCAATCTCAAGGTCGTTGCCTAAAGGCAATCCATGCTAACCGATCCGACCTCAGCGATCTGGGATGCCGTCAAGGCGCGCCTGCTCAGCGATCCCGATATCGCATCGGTCTTCGCCGATCGCGTCTATGACAAGATCCAGAACACGCCGACCTTCCCGTATATTTCATTGGGTGCAGTGCAGGTCCTTCCCGAACTGGGCGAAGGGATCGACGCCGCGGAAGTGTTTCTGACCCTCAATAGCTGGACCCGTTTCACGGGCTCCGATGCCCTGCGTTCCGGCGGCAAGTACCTCATCGCTGCGTTGCACGACGAGGAGCTGCAGATCGAAGGCGGCGCAGTGCTGTCCATCCTGCTCGAGTCGTCTCGCACTATTCCGGATCCGGATGGGGTCACCAAGCATGGCGTTTACACCTTCCAGATCCTGACGGACGCCAACGTGCTCTGATTGCATCGGCCGAGAGTGAGGGGCGCCGAGGGGTTTTTTGGCGGCCGCCGGCGGGTCAGCGTAGGGTCCGGGTCGAGCCGGCGCGCTGCTTCACTCTCGCCCTGTGCAATTTTGTTCTCTCGCGTTCCCATCAAACCAGGAGCCTTCCCATGACTGCCCTTAAATCCGTTGTGCGTGCCTCGATTTCTGCCGTCAACACCAAGTCGCTCGATGGCCGCGATGTCGTCGACCGCATGCCCGATTCCGCCGAGATCCATCTCGGTTCCGGCGTTGGTTACGGCAACGCCGACATTGCGTTCATGGATACGCGCACGCTCGCGGCCTCCACGAACGAAAGCCTCGACCTTGCCGGCGTGCTCACGGACGCTTTCGGCCAAACCATCAACGCCGCCAAGGTCAAGGCGATCGAGATTGAGAATCCGGAGGCCTCGCTGTCGACGCTGACCATCGGCGCGGCCGCCTCCAACACCTTCAACGGTCCCCTCGGCGGCGCCACCCACACCATCGTGCTCGCGCCCGGCGACAAGTTCGTCGCAGTCAGCCGTACCGGTTGGGTCGTCACCGCGGGCACCGGAGACCTGCTCAAGGTCGCCAACGGCGCCGGCGGAAGCGTCAATTACAACCTGAAGGTCATCGCGGCGTCGTCGTAAGTCGGTCGCCGCCCCGCAACGTTTTCTGCCTGATCGACGAAAGGAAAGCTTCGATGGCGAAGGCCCAAACTCTCCCGTTTTCCAAGTTCCTGGTGCTGCTCGGCAACGGCGCTGTGCCGGAGGTCTTTGCCGCGCCGTGCGGCTTGAACTCGCGCAGCTTCAACCGCGCGGCGGCGACCAACGATACCAATGTGCCGGATTGCGATGATCCGGACGCGCCGTCCTGGTTGGAGCGCGACATCGTCTCGCTGTCGGCGTCGATCTCCGGCGCCGGCGTCGTTGCCGACGAGGATTTCGATATCTGGAACGCATGGTTCGAAAGCGGCGACAGCAAGAACGTGCAGATCAAACTTGGCACGACGCGCGTCTGGGTCGGTCCCTACAAGCTGACCAAGCTGAACGTCACCGGTCAGCGCGGTAGCCGGACCACCTTCGACGCGACCCTCGACAGCGATGGCGAGACGGTCCTGCAGTAATGGGCGCGCCCGACGATCAGTTACAGGGCTGGTTTTCGGGCCTGTCCTATAAGGCCAAGCGCAAGCTGGCCGCGACGATCAAGGAACAGGCGGACGGGCTTGCGTCGGCCATCAAGGACGCCGCGCCCGTGCAAACCGGCAAGCTGCGAGATTCCGTGCAGGTGCGCCGCCGGCGCAATGAACTCGATCTCGAGGTTACCGCGGGCGGCGACGACACCACCAAAGACGTCCGCACGGGCTCTGGTGTCGGCTATGATTATGCGCTCGCCACCGAATTCGGGACGTCGAAGGAAGAGGCGCAACCCTTCTTCTACTCGACCTACCGGCAGATGAGGGACGAGATCCGGCAGGCCATCGAGGATGCTGTCGAGGAGGCGATCAATTCATGAATGCTGTGGCGCGATGAGTTTGAGGCCGAAATGTCGCCGCACGTTGGCGCTCTCGACCAAGGCTCGAATGAGCACTGCAGCCGGTCCTGTAACGCCGTTGCGCTCCCACTTGCGCCAAGCGGCTCCGTCGTTGAGCCCCACGAGCGTTGCGGCTTGTGCGGCAGAAAGTCCGAGTGCCGAGCGTGCAGCCTTGACGCCATCCGCGTCTAGCGCAGGACCGGTCATCAGATCATCCGCTTGGGCTTGATGAGCTCGCCGGACTTGGCGCGTTCGAGCAGGAACTGAAGGAGCGGGGTCGAGCCGTTCTTGGCGATCAGGGCTTCGAGTTGTGTGATCGTCTTGGCGATGTCGGACATTGGTGAACTCCGTTTTCTCTATGATCTAAACATAGGTCCATTAGACCTAGTGCATCAAGGGCTTTTTTGAAAAAAGGCGGAGAAAAATCACGTGAGCGCGAACGGAACGCGGTCGATCATATGGGCCAATGGCGAGGATGTATTTTGCATCGCCAAGGTTGGGCTCATCCTCGATCTCGAGGAGAAGTGCAAATGCGGCATCGCCACGGTGATGGGCCGGTTGGAAGGCGGGGCGTGGCACCTCAACGATGTCCGCGAGACGATCCGCCTCGGTCTGATCGGCGGTGGCATGACGCCGGAAAAGGCGATGGTCGCAGTCAAGCGGCATGTCGACGAAACGCCGCTCGGCGTCCATGTCCTCTTGGCTTACGAGATCGTCAAGGCGGCGATCTTCGGTGTGCCAGATGACCCCGTGGGAAAAGAATCGCCGGCGGAGGCCAAGGGAACCGGCTCTTCCACGACGACGGACGCCTCCGACGCTCCGAAATAATCGCGATCGGCGCCGCCTTCGGCTGGCCGCCGCGCGTCACCGAAGATCAGAGCCTCTGGGAATTGATCGCCTATGTCGACGGCCACAACCGCGCCAATGGCGGTGAAGAGGCTGTCGAGCCGATGAGCGACGATATTTTCGACGAGCTGCTCGAAACCAACGGACTGTTGAACTGATGCCGCCTCCCGCACTCCGCATCCCCTTATCCGTCAACATGGACGAGTTCAATAAGAACATCGAGAGCGCGAAGTCGGCGACCCGCGAGGTCTCCGACTTCATGGTGAAGGCGTTCGCCAAGCAGCAGTTGAAGCTGCTTGTGAATAGCGACGGGTTTAAGCCGGCAATCCAGGATGCGACCCGCTTTGCCGGCGAGCAGTTCGATAAGATCAAGCCGCAGCTGCAGAGTTTTACGCAAACGGCCGTCAAGGAAACCACGGAAGCCGGGCTGAAGGTCGCCAACGTCTTCGCGTCGCCAGCGCTCAAGGGCTCGTTCCAAGCCTTTACGGCTGTCGGGGTGCCGGCGGCGGCGGGTCTGGCGCAGGCGATGGCGCCGCTCGCGCTGCGCGCCATCGCGGTTTACGAGGCGTTCCATTTGGTGGCCGAGGCGGTGAACGCGGCCCGCAATCAGATCTCTGAGATGGTCGCGCTAGCCGATAAGGCGCAGAACTTTCAGGTCAGCGCCGGCTACCTGCAGCTGTTTGAGGGGGAGGCGCGTAAGCTCAAGGTCACCACCGAAGAGCTTGATACAGCGCTTGCCGCCGCGTTCAACGCGACCAAGGAAAAATCGCCGATCGATCTTGGCAAATGGGAGGCAGGGAAGGAGCGTATAACCGACGTGGAGCTTGCGCTACGCGTCTACAATCAGGAGCTTGCCAAGGCCGCGGGTACGCAGCTGCAGGGCGTTGTGCTTTTTCGTGATGCCGACAGTCAGGAGGGTAAGATTACGGCGGTGCTCACTGCCATGATCGAGCTCGACAAAATCGGGCAGCATGCGGCGTCGCTCGACGTGGGTGAGAAAATGTTCGGTGCCGCGTTCGTCGATCGCATCCGGCAGGGCAAGACCTCCGCGGAAAGCATTCTGTCTACGATGGACAATCTGAAAAAGTCCGGGGACGGCATTTTCCCAGATGAGCTGGTGTCGCGTGCGAAGCAGGTCGACGAGCAGCTCAAGCTTTCCGAGGACAGGTTGTCGCGGTCGCTAAAGCCGTCCTGGAATGAGCTGGCTTCGGTCATTCTGACCATCAAGGGCTATTGGGCCGATGTCATCGACCTGATTGCGAAGGGCGTCGAGTTGGCAAACGCTCTCGGGACCGGCATCGCCAGGTGGGAGCTGAGCCAGAAGCGCGAGGAGCTGAAGGCGGTCAACGAAGCGATTAAGAACGGCACCGGCCTGCTCGGCGTTCCGCAGGTGCCGGAGGGTTTCCTGGGGCTGACGCCGCGCGCAGATCTGCGCAAACGCGCTGATCGTCTGCAGGGTGAAATCGATTCGGCCGAGCGCGCCTTGCTGAATAAGCCGGAGGGCCCGGACGCGCCTGCAAAGCCGTCGCGCGGTGAGGGTGCGCCGGTACGGCTGCGGGTCACGCCGAAAGAGGCTGATGCGTTCGACACCTCGGTTCAGGGCGTCGAGCGCCGCACGGCAACTATCAAGGCAGATACCGCGGCGTTGTTTCAGAACAATGCGGTGCAGGCCCAGCTTCGCGCTGAGTTTCAAGAATTGACTGCGGCGGCGAAGGACAACAGCGACATCACCCAGGAGAAGATCGAGCGCTACGAGGAGCTGCGCAAGACGATGACGGCCGAACAGGCGCTGGCCGCAGCCGAGATCAGCCTAAGTGAGCAGCAGAAGGAAAAGTTCATCGCCTCATCCGAGGGCATCAAGCGCGCGACCGCGGCCTATGACGAGGCCAGCAAGAAACTGACGGAATTGAACAGCGCGTCGTCGCAAGTCGGCTCGGCGCTCTCGACCGCCTTCGCCGATGCCGTTGTCGAAGGCAAGAACCTCAATGAGGTGATGTCGAGCCTGATCAAGACCTTGGAGAAGGCTGCGATCAATTCGGTCTTTTCGTCGTTTTTCACGGCCCCGGCATCCGGCGGGTTGTCGCCCTTTGCCTCGCTTCTGAAGGGCGTCATTCCCGGCTTTGCCGGCGGCACCGACAATGCGCCTGGCGGGCTGTCGTGGGTCGGCGAGCACGGCCCGGAGCTGATGAACGTGCCGAAGGGCGCCCAGATCCTGCCGAGTGATATCTCGCGCCAGATGACGGGCGGCTCCAGCCTGCATATCACCAACTATGTCGCGGGCGATGTCAGCCCGGCGACGATTGCGAACCTGCAGCGCTCGCAGATCGCGACGCAGCGCAAGTTTGCGCAGATCGACAAGCTGCTGGTCTCGACGCAGCGCATGCAGTCGTCGGGGGTGGGCTGATGACGGTCGAATTCCCGCGCGCCCTGCTGCGCGAAAAATCGCACGCCTGGAACCTGGCTGGCGTGGCCGTGTCGGGCGGCCAGACCGGCGCCGGCTTCGCCTCCCTGGTCCGGACCGATGGCGGCGGCTTCTGGACCTGCGCGATGACGGATGTGTCGCTGTCGGGCCGCAAGGGTATTGCCGATACCGGCCGCCAGCGGCAGCGCAACGCGACGCTGCTCTGGCGCGCCGTCAGGCAAATCTGCAACGGCGGCGTTACTCCGATCGTCGTTCCGCGCAATGATGCGCTTTTCGTGCCCTGGCCGTCCGGCCTCGCGCGAAACGAGTATGGCGATGTCACGCACGGCGACGGCGCGCTGTTCTCGGATGGCGTTGGCTACTACCAGCCGACGATCGATATCGCGGCCGCCGCTGCCGCGGACCTGCGTGCGACGTCGTTAGATATCAACATCGCGCTTGCTGACGATCTGATGGGCGGCGAGGCCTTCTCGATCGAGCACTCGACCAAGGGCTGGCGCCTCTACGAGATCAAGACGGTGACGATGGCTTCGGACACCGAGGCGACCATCACCTTCAATCCGCCGTTGCGAGAGGCCGTCGACGCTGAGACGCCACTCGAATTCGACCGGCCGCGCTGCCTGATGCGGCTTGCGCAGCCGGCGTCCATGAATCTCACCGTGCAGCCGTGGACCTTCAACGCGGCTAGCGTCGATTTCGTCGAGGCGCCCTGATGGATTTCAACGATGCGGAACTTGCCGCGCTGGCTGCGGGCCTGCCGTGCATCGGCGTGTTCTTTCGGCTCGACCTCGAACCGGAGCCGGTGCGGCTGTGGCTGGGCTTTGGCGATATCAAGCCCGGCATCAACGTCTTCGACGATGCTGGCGCTCTCTATCAGGGCTTGGGGGTCTTGCAGGACGTGCCGGCGATCAACCAGCTGATCAACGGGGCCGCCGAGCGCGTCGAGTTTTCGCTGTCGGGCGTGTCGGGCCCGGTGCAGGAAATCGCCTCTGGCGATGATGCTGATAGCGTCAAGGGGCGGCCGGTCACGGTCGGCTTTGGTCTGTTCGGGCCGGATTGGGCGATGCTCGGCCCGGTGCACTGGTGCGCCTACTATGTCGCCGACTATCTCGCGGGCTCGCAGACCGTCGACGACGAGACCTCGCAGATCGTCAACGTCATCACGCTCTCGTGCGGAACGCGTTTCACCGGCCGCCGCCGGCCGTCCTATGCCTATTTTTCCGACAAGGACCAGCAGGCACGCCATCCCGGCGACAAGAGCTGTAGCCTGGTGCCGAACTACGCGCATGGGTTCAACAAAATCTGGCCCGTGTTCTGATGCCGGCTCTCTCCGATTATCTCGACGAGATCGCCGGCCGTACCTGCGCTTATGGCGCGCTGGATTGTGCGACGCTGATGGCGGACTGGCTGATGCGCAATGGCTGGCCCGATGCGATGTCGGATCGGCGCGGCACCTATGTCAGCGAGCGCGAATATCGCGCGGCGCTGCGCAGCGAGGGCGGCATGCTTGCATCCTGCCGGCGCCGCTTCGCTTCCCTCGGCTTGCGCGAGACGGCCGACCCTGTGGAGGGCGATCCCGCAGTCGTGCTGGCGCCGATGCATGGGCGCGCGTTCCACGTCGGGGCCATCGCTCGCGGCGCTGGTCTGGTCGCGCTGCTGTCCTGGCCGCGCGGCGTCGTCTGCGCGCAGCTGCCGATCGCCGCGGCCTGGAGCCTCTCTCGTGGCTGAAACCATCGGCCTTGCCATCCTGAGCGCTGCGGGCGTGACTGATTCTTTCATCGGCATCGGCACGGCTAGCGCGTTGTCGGTCGCGGGTGTTTCGGTATCGATCTCGACCGCGGCGACCATCGTCGGCACCGCGACGATCATCGGCGCATCGATCGGGTTGCAATATGCGCTCAGCAATCCGGAGGTGCCCAAGCCGGAGAATGGCGCCGTGCCGCTCAAGCAGGCTATCCCGCCGCGGCGGCGGGGGTACGGCATCAATCGCCTGTCCGGATATTATCTGCTGTTCCTCGCCGCCGGTGGGGACTCGCAGGACGTCCTGGCGTTCCACAGCGGGCCGATCGAGCAGGCCCTGCAGCTCTATCTGCACGATAATCCCGTCAGCACGACCGGCTCGTTACTGCACGGCCAGTATGCCACGGTGGTGCCGCCGTTCGATATCGCTTACGAGTTCGTCGCTGTGCAGGTGTTCTATGGCACCGACACGCAGAACGTTTGCGACGCTGCGGTCAACGCCGGCAACACGTCCGGGATCTGGACAAGCGCACACGCAGCCAAGGGCATCGCTTGCATCGCCATGACTTGCGGTCACGCGACTGACCCCTCGGTGTTCACGAAGATCTATCCACAAGGGTTGCCGCTGCCGTCGATCGTGGCGAAATGCGCGCCGATCTGGGACCCGCGCGACGGCACCACCACCCATGCCAAGGCCACTCCGGTGCTGCAGCTGATCGATTATCTGACCGAGCCGGACGGCGGCATGGGCGAGGATGACCTCGCGATCCTGCTGCCGCCGGCGCGGCTGGCGCAGTGGATGACCGAGGCGGATCTCTGCGATGCGGACATCGGCGGGCGGCCGCGCTATGCGTCCTCCGGCTTCTATGATTTCGACAATTCGCCGGAGAGCGTGATCGGCAAGCTGCTGGCGAGCTGCGACGGCTGGCTGGTCGAGGCCGGCGACGGCACGCTGGCGTTGACGGTCGGGGTCTATCGCGAGCCGACCGATCCGCCGCTGACCTCGGCGCATATTCGCAACTTGACGTGGCGCAAGGGCGAGGCGGACGAAACGCAGATCAACCAACTCGACGTCACCTTTACCAATCCGGCGCTCGGCTATGTCTCCGATCCCGTCGATGCGGTCCGCGACGAGGACGCCATCAGCGCGGCGGGCATCGTCCGCGCCAAGCCGCTCGACCTATCCTGGGTCCAGAATGCCGACCAAGCAACGATGCTCGGCAAGCGCGCGCTGCTTCGCCTCAATCCGGAAATCGCCGGCACCTTCGTCTGCAATCTCTATGCCCTGCGCTACATGGGTAAGCGCTGGATCAAGGTGCAGGAGCCGCGCATCAAGGGCATGGAAGATTGCGTCATCGAGATCCAGGACAAGGGGCAGATCGACCTGCTCAACGCGCGCGTCACCTTCAACTGGATCAAGATCGATCCCGTCGCGCTCGCCGCGATCGACGGCGTCGTGATTGACGGGCTCGGCCGTGAGGACGGCAGCACGGACCTGGTGCGTGAAGATGGCTCGTTCTATCTGAGGGAAGACGCATGACCGGCAAGATTTCGGACGATGCAGACAAGCCGTCGCTCGATGGCAGCGAGAAGCTTGCGGGCGCGGCCGGCGGCAGCAATTACGGCATTCTGCTGTCGACGATCGCGGCCTGGCTGGCGTCCTTGACCCAGACCCTGATCGGCAAGACCATCGATGCCGCGTCGAATACCATCAGCAATCTGACCACCGCGACGTTCGCTGCGAACGTCATCGATACGGACGTCGCACTGGCGGCGAACAGCAACGCGCGGATCGCAACGCAGAAGGCCGTCAAGGCCTACGTGGTCGCAAGCCTGATGCAGAACTATCTCAGTGGCTTGACGCTATCGACTGCGGGCGCTTCTGCGAGCTTCAGCGTTGCCCTTGGCCAGGCGGCGGGCGACACCAACGCCGCCATGATGACGCTAGCGGGTGCCTACACCAAGACAACAGCGCCGTGGGCGGTTGGCACCGGAAACGGTGCGCTCGATACTGGCGCGATTGCCAACAGCACCTGGTATCACGTCTGGCTGATTCAGCGGTCGGATACCGGGATTGTGGATGTTCTGATCTCTCTGTCGGCAACCGCGCCGACGATGCCGACCAGCTACGATCGCAAGCGTCGCATCGGCGCGATGAAAACCAATGGGTCGGCGCAGTGGATAAAGTTCGTTCAGAACGGGGACGATTTCACTTGGGATGCTCCCGTTAGTGACGTCAGTGCAACAAACCCCGGGACGGCTGCTGTCACGCGGACGGTATCTGTCCCGACAGGCGTGAAGATGGAAGCCAAATTGAGCGTAGCCGGCGCCGGGTTGGCTGGTGATCCAGGGCCGGGTGCAATTTACATCTCGGATCTCGCCATCGCCGATAATGCGCCTGCGATCGCGGCATTTTGCACCCTGAGTGTCTACACACCGAATTCGGGGGCAGCAATCGGGCAACTGGCGGCTCCCGTGCGCGTAATGACCAATACGTCAGCGCAGATTAGGTCGCGCTGTCAGATATCGAACGCAAATATTCAACTCAACATCAACACATTCGGGTGGGTCGACCGCCGCGGGAGGGATGGTTAAATCATGACCGTTCAAAGTTCAGTAGAGATCTGGCGCGACTATGAGACCGACGGCGTGCCGGCGAGCGGACCCCATGAGCCCGTAAAGCGCGACGTTCGGCAATGGGGGTCGATGCTGGAGTCGCTGTTGGCGCAACTCGGCCTCGGCTATGCCACCAAGGCTGCTCTTGATGCCGACCTAGCTCATGGTGCCAACACCCTCGCCATGGTTTATGCGGATGCGACCGCGGCCAATAACGGAATTTACGTCAAGTCGGGCGCCTCTGGCGCTGGATCTTGGTCGCGCATCGGCGACCTGCCGGACGCGATTATTCCGCTGACGGTGACAGGAGGCACAGGTGACGCCATCGTCGCGACCGCGCCGTCGACCCCAATGGCGCCTGGCCGTCATCTCTATCTGCTGACGCCGACCGCAAACAATACCGGCGCGAGCACGATCAATGTCAACGGAACGGGTGCAGTCGCCATCAAAAATGCGCTGAACGCCAACCTAGCGGCGGGCTCGCTGCTGATCGGCAACGGCGTTCTGATGTTCTGGATGACAGACCACTATCAACTGCTGGTGGCCATTCCACCCGATGGCGACGCCGTGCTTGCCGACGTCGTTCAGGCCAAGGATGATGCGGAGGCCGCGCGCGACGCCGCGGAGGACGCACGCGATATCGCAATCGCCACGATCGGCATGGTGGTTTATCCCACCGTAGCGGCCTATGCCGCGGCGACCGTTTCCCTGGCAGATGGCACGAACGTCTATATTGCCAACTATTACGCATCCGAGCCCGGCGGTGGGCATTGGTGCAAGATCGCGTCTTCGCCGCCATCGCATGGCGCCTATCACACCTCGGCGAATGGCAAATACGCGATCCTCGCCGAGACTTTTCCCAACTTCAGAATGTTCGGCGCCAGGCCCGCGAACGCGGACAACACGCCGTATCTGGACATGTGGAATGACTACTGCGACGCCAACACCAACTGTTCGACTCTCGACATCGGTGCTAGCAATTGGACTTTCACAACCGTTCCTCGTCCGATCTGGACGCCTGGGATTCCATGGGGGCGCACGATCCGCGGTGCCGGTCGCGTCAGTACCATCCTGTATACGAATTACTCGGTTCCGGATTACCGCGGCTTTATTCACTTGCTGGCGCAGGGTGGTGGAGCCGGGTTGATCGTTCGCGACTTGCAGATTACCAGCCAGAAGACGGATTTTTCGTGCGGTGCGGCCATCGCTTCTCACGACGGTCACGTGCAAAAATTGGTCGTCGGCGGCACCATCACCGCCGGAAACGCGCTCACTGCTACGGTTAATGGTACGGCGGTCACCTACACGGTGGGTGGGGGAGACACCGCGAAGAGCATCGCGAACGGCGTTGCGAGTGCGATCAATGCTAACGTAACGATTGCTACTGCTGGCGTCATCGCGTTCCCAATCAACGGAAACGTGTCTGTCATCTCTAAGGCGAGTTCGCCGGCAACGGTCACCACCGGTACGACTGGCACAACGACGCTGACCCGCACCGTGCTCGGACAGTTTACTACCGGCTTCATCACGCTTGATGCCCTGGTTATCACGTCTGCGAACGGCTGGTCATATCCCCTTCTGCTGGACGGCACCCGCGGAGATGTTAATCCGATCGGCATCCGCGACGTAAGTATCTCTAACTGCTCTTTCTTCGGCGGACATTATGCATCGGTTTTGTTGAACTGCGCCGACGGAGTCAGCGTGACAAATTCGGATTGTATTCTGGCGGGGGGCGCATCGGGCTCGCTGATTATTACAGGTACCGCCACCCAAAAGAGTCAAAACTTCATCTGGTCTGGTGGCGCCATCAACGACATTATTCTCGATAACGCTGCCTTTGGCGTGATTACGACTGGAAAAGTTCTGGCTGGCGTTCAAAATACATCGGCGACAGACTCAGTGAAGATCATGGCGGGCAGCATCGTAGGAACTGCGCAAACCAACTGGACCAATTCGGCTTACGTCACCTAGTGTGACCGTCGGGCTTATCAAAACGCCGGTACAGCGCAATCACGATGACTGCGGGTATCCCCCAGAGGGTTATTACCAAGAGACCGGAAAGACCAAAGTTGCCAGTGGTCCAACCGAAAAGCCACGTGTGCCACGCGACCGACAGGACCACTAACCCAAGCATCTTCCCATAAGAGTCGATGGTCACGAGAATAAGGTCCGGTGAAACATAGCTATGATTGCGAGCAGCACCAAAAGGCACATCCCGAGCCCGATCCATGCGCCCGCGGCTTGCCGCAATTCGATCCGGCCTGTTGCATCGCGGCGGTAGCCAGGCCACCGCAAGGGCTCCGGGGTTGCGCTGAACGCCTCTACATAAACCGACCCCAACGACAGGAATGGCAGGACGATACGAGCCACTCCGTATCCGATCAGCTCAACGAACATTCCGAACCTCGACATGATCGAACCCACCCGAGATTGCGACGGATCGACAAGAGATCATGCGCACTTGGTCTAAAATGAGCAAAGGTACACGTTTGGTGCATCGCATGTTGCGTGCAGCGCAAACTCAATTCCGAAGAGGATAATCGCTGCAATGGCGCAGACCGAAATGAACGTCGCTAGCTTTTGTAGAACCATTTAGGCGCCTCGTTCCTTAAATGAGCTGCCGCCGTAATCGCCACGATGGGCAGGAGAAGCCAGAACAGGCCGTAAGAATGCACGAGGGAGCCTGTTAGCGACGATTGCGTGAAATAGTAGCAAAATACGCAGATGGCAACCGCCGAGGCGCATGAAAGCGGATCGCGTCCACGGGCCAGAAGGCTCGCCCCGGTACCAATGATGGCGCCGCCGATGATCAGAACAATGGTTGACCAGATCATGCCGCTCTCTGCAAAGGCCGCGACTTGGGCGGGGGCCGGGGCGTACCCAGTGACGAATGACACCGATGGGTACATCAGTTTGAAAACCTTGATTGGCGCGTAGCACTTCGCTTCGATCTTCGGAATCTCTATCCCGCAGCGCTGCGTCGGGTCCGAGAATTCCTGCACATAGTATGGGAAAACAGAGGCCATCCGGAGCGGTATGCTTAGTAAGAAGCCCGGGCCTTGTGCGGTGCTGGTCTGCGTAGGTTGTTTGATCGCTGGGGCCGAGCCTGTCGTAGATGGCGAATCATTCAAGGGGCCCGCTCGCTTATTATTTTTTTGCCAGAGGGCCCGTTCCTGATCGCAATATTGTTGATTGCTCATAACGAGGAACAGGCCGACGGCTGTCGTAGCTGCGAGGGCGAGGGTTCTAATCAGGCCAAACCCGCATAGCATCAGGGTAAGGCTTACAAACCCCACATAGATCAGGATCGGCGCTTTCATCATCATGGCGAGATCAAGCCACACGATGATGAGGCTGAGAAAGAAAAATGCCGCACCGGCAATGCGGTCTCTTAACAGGATGAGTCTCGCCAGTAAGTAGCAAGCGATGATCGGAAGGCTGGAGTACGCGAAAGAGTAATATCGATTGCCGAGTAGGTTGATCAGCTCAGCGCGTCGCTCAATCTTTCCTTCGTAGCAGACGGTTCGGTCGAACATCTCGTGGGCCGTCAGACCTCCGGCCAGAGCCAATTTGAACGCACAATACGCCACCATGGCCGATGCGAGAGCGATGGGTATCCAGACGGGAATGTCGACGTTGGGTGGGGATATGCCTTTCCATGTTCTAGCAGAGGCTATGGCGACGGCTGGCGTGATGACAACCATGCTTGCGAGAAGCGACCAGTAAAGCGGCGAACCGAGCGTGGTCATCCAAGACAGCGGGACGGGATTGCTCGCGCCGCCCATGAATTCCTGCAACCGAGCCTGACCGAATGCGGTTGGAAAGAGTGCCGCGCCTATGCCTGTAGTTCCCAAATAGGCTCCGACCAGCGTCAAAACTGCAAGATAAACCGTTCGCATGGGTCCCTGGGTTTGACTGCATTTGCTCCGGTAGTTCCCGTCTGACGTTTACCACCCTAGCGCTTGCGCAGGCAACCACGCCGCCAGCGCCGGCCGCGCCGTTTCCCACCCATTTTACAAGAGGCTAACCACATGCCCGACCTGCATGGCATTTCGCGTGCCGCGTTCGATCTCGTCATCGCCGAGGAGGTGACGAGCCAGGCCGTCTATGAGCACAAATATCGCCACGTCCTCGAATATCCCGGTGAGCAGAGCGGCCCGACCGGTGGCATCGGCTACGATTTCGGTATGCAGAGCCAAGGCGACGGCCGTTTGCGGCGCGTGCCATGCGCGAGCGCCACACTAAGGTAGAAGCTTCAACTTCTCCACAACTCCCCTGCTTTTGATCCCGGACGCGCGACCTTCGATCTCCTCGTCGCGACCAAAGGCACCAGCGCGCCGATCTAACCCTCCGCCATCATCGAGAAAGGAACCATCCCCATGGTCGATCTCTCCGCACTCCGCGCGGCGAACGCGAGCCGCTTTGCGCATGCGAAGTTGACGCGCGCCGCTGACTTCAAGCCCGTGGCCCGGCGTCTGGTCGGCACGCAGGCCAAGTCGCGCTATCAGACGGTGGCTGCGCGCACCGGCGTGCCTTGGTTCGTCATTGCTGTCATCCATGAGCGGGAGTGCTCGCAAAGCTGGCGCGGCTCGCTGGCACAGGGCGACCCTTGGGACCGGAAGAGCGTGCATGTGCCCGCCGGCCGCGGCCCATTCGCGTCCTGGGAAGACTGCGCCGTCGACGCGCTGGTCAATTGCCCGCCCTATGCCGCCCGCAACAAGGACTGCTCGATCGGCGGGACACTCACGTTGCTCGAGCAGTACAACGGGCTCGGCTACGCCTCGAAGGGGCGGCCGTCACCCTACATCTGGTCCGGCACTGACCAGTATGTCTCGGGCAAGTATGTCCGTGACGGCGTCTATGACCCGAACGCCGTCGACCAGCAGCTGGGCTGCGCCGGCCTCTTGCTAGCCATGGCCGCGATCGATGCCTCGATCAAGTTCGGCGAGGCGTCCGCATCCAACGTCGCTCCCTTTGTGCGCAAGACCGGTCAGCCGGTTGTTCCCGCGCATCCCGATAGCGTTCCGGCAAAACCGTCGATCACGAACCCCGCGCCTGGTTCGGTCGGGGCCTGGATCGCTTCTTTCTTCAAAAAGGCAGCATAGGAGACCATCATGCTTTGGCTAGTCGTGCTCGGAGTTATCGCGTTTCTGTTGCTCTACATCTGGATCGTCCGGCCGATCCTCAAACAGCAGCCAATCCTGTCGGCCGCCTTCAAGGCCGAGGCTTCGATCTGGGAGCAGATCCAGGCAAAGCTGACGGGCTTCCGGACCAAACTGACCGCGCGACTGCTCGCCATCGCCGGCGTGCTGGTGGGCTGCTATGACCAGTTGCTGCCCTACATCACCGGTCAAGACTGGACCGCTCTCACATCCAAGCTGCCGTCCTGGTCGCTGCCGGTCGGCATGGTGCTGCTCGCATGGCTGTTCGATTATCTGCGCAAGATCACCGAAAATTCTCCACACGTGATCGTGCAGAAGGACGCGCAGGGCACGCCGTTTGTTGTCGCGATCGATCCGGCGCCGAAGGCTTGAACCGATGGGCCTGCTCTCCTGGATCGCCGGCCCGGGTGGCTGGATCGGCGATGCCGTCAAGACGGCGCTGACCGGCCCGCTCGTTCAGGGCGTGGTCGATGGCTACAAAGCCAAGCTTGCCGCCGGCAACACCTCGGAGAAGCTCGCGGCGGATCTCGCCGCACGCGAGCTCCAGGTCGAGATCCGCGAGCGCGAGCTCGCGGTTCAGCAAAACATCTCGGATGAGGGGCGCTGGTGGACGGCCGCGCCGCGCGCGATCGCGTGCTGGTCGTTCGCGATCTTCATCGTCAAATGCGTGGTCTGGGACAAGGTGCTCGGCCTCGGCACCACGGATCCGCTTGAAGGCGATCTCTCGGTGTGGGCCGGCTGGCTGATGGCGCTTTGGTTCGGTGGTCGCTCGGCCGAAAAGATCGCGCGGATCCTCAAGCGGTAAGGGAATGGGAATGCCGGGACCGGCGATCGACTACACGATCACAATTGGCAACATCATCGAGATCCTGTCGATCGTCGGCGGCGGCGTGCTGGTGCTGATGACGCTCAAGACGGACGTCAGCGCCTTGAAGAGCGGAGCCAGGGGGCTGAAGGCCGACATCGCGGCGATGCAGGCCGAGCTGAAGAAGCTGTCCGATGTCCTGATCTCGCTGGCCGACATCCGCGGCGAGATCAAGGTGCTCGATACCCGCTTGACCGGCGCCGAACAGGACATCCGCGAGCTGCGTCACGGCGATGGCTTCGTGCAGGGGCGCCGCGGAATCGACCGGCAATATCCGCCCGGGGAATAGGGGCTATCCCAATGCTGCTGCGAACCATCGTGGCGCTGGCTCTCGCCGGCGCCTTGCCGGCACGTGCGGCCGATGTCGACCCCTATGCCTGTTTCGGCTGGGCTCGGTATGTCGCGATGGGCGAGGGCTTCCGCTGTTCCGATCTGCCGGCGTTCTGCGCCGGGGCCCACGCGCTGCTCAGCGAGGCCGGCGGCGATCGACGCGCCGCTGAGAAGCTTGCCCGTGGCCGCGGCCATAGTCGGATGGCGATTAGTCTCGCAAAACGCTTTTGCGACTGAGACCCCGCGTCAGGCGGTTTCCTGGCAAATTCATAAGCGAGATGGAAAAGATGCGAAACAGTGCCGACGCGGCCGTCCTCGAGGCGCGCGAACGGCGGTCGAGCGCGGTGGTCGGGTGGCTCGCCGGATGCTTACTGATGGCCGCGATCGTCGCAGGCCTGCTGATCTGGCATTCGATTGGTGCCTACGCCTGCGAGCGCCGCTTTGCTGGCCTCGCCTCCTACTATTCCAACGGCGAGAGCGGCCCGCGCACCGCCTCCGGCGCGCGGTTCGATGATCGCCTGCCGACCGCGGCGCACCGCTGCCTGCCGTTCGGCACCAGGTTGCGCGTCAGCCGGGCAGGGCGGTCCGTCATCGTCACCGTCAACGATCGCGGCCCCTTCATCCATGGTCGCGTGCTCGACCTGGCGCGCGGGCCCGCAATGCAGCTTGGCCTTGCCGGGCCCGGCGTCGCGCGGGTCGAGGCGGAGGTGATCGAGTGACGTCCAAGATCCGCAGGCGGGTGTTTGGTTATCTCGATGCAGCGCGCGAGCGCGGCGCCTTCCTCGTCTCCGGAATATTCTGCGGTCTCGACGCAGACGATCTCGCGGACGAGATCGCGAGGGATTGGGATGCCGGTGATCGCGACGGAAAGCTGCTGTGGCGTCCTGGTGAGAGCAAGCCGGAAGCATCCGACATCGCGCCGCACGTCGAGGCGTGGATGAACATAGGGGAATGATATGAGACTCGCATCCAGCCTGCTCACCTTCGCTGAATACAAGGCGCTCAGCGACAAGGCCGTCGCCGATGGCATGTGGCGCAATGACAAGCGCGTGTTCCTGCCCGGCATGGGCTGGTTCAACGACTGGTATCTCGATCGAGATCTCGGCCGAGATTTCCTGTCGCCGCACTACTACCTCGACTGGGCTGGCAAGCGACCGCCGATCGAGCTGGTGTGCCCGAACGGCGAGATCTGGTGCATCGACCGCATGTCGTCGAACGGCAATGGCTGGCAGGTAACGGGGGAGTGGCCAAACATCACGTGCCAGCCTTCGATTATTGCCGGCGATTATCACGGCTGGCTGCGCAACGGCGAGTTCACGGCTGATATCGACGGCAAGACTTGGCCGGTCCCAAACATCGGGCCCGATTACGGGCGCCGCTGAGAGCGATCCGTGCCGGGCGGATTCCCGGCAAATTCTAGAGGTGAGATCCAATGAGCTATTCGTTTTCGGTCGTCGGCTCGAGCAAAGCCGATGTCAAGCAGAAGATTGCCGACAGTTTTGCCAATGTCGTCACCAACCAGCCGAGCCACGCGGCCGACCGCGATGCCGCGATCGCTGGCGCCGGCGGGATGGTCGATGTGCTGAAGGATCCGGCCGACGGCGAGGAGATCCACGTCAGCATCCACGGTTCGCTCAGCTGGCAGCATGAAGCGGCCGACGCGTTCACGGGTGCGTCCGTCGGCGTGAGCGCGACGGTCCGAGCCAAGGCTACCGCCTGATCAGTCGCGTCGCGTTGAGTTCCTCCAGGTTAGCCCGCGTCGCCATGCCCGGCGGCGCGGGCTTTTTTCGTCAACCTAAGATGACTCAACGCGCGCCCGAGGGCCATCCACGTCGAAGCAGCTGCTTGTATCCGTGATCTGACATCCATCTCGCCCGAGCAAGATGACTGTCGAAGACGCGCCGTGAGCGATCTGGCTCGGCGTCAGGATCGATGCGCAGCACGATGCGTACAACTTCGCGCCAGTCGGCATCTTCGGCATCCGCGTCCATCAATCGCAAATACGTTACCCAGTGGGCTTCATCGTACGCGGTGAGTTCAGGGCCAGAGGGTGCAAGATCGGCGAGGCGAGGCTTCTCAAGCGGCGGCATCTGAATTCTCGTGGTGGTTGCGATGTGTCGCGATAGTCACCTCACTTTGCGGCAGCCCCGTGACAGCCTCAACTAGTCGTTGACCAGAACTGGTCTGCCACGCGGCTGAAAGCCGGGTGCTTGCGGTTCTTGACCTTGATCCAGTCTTTCGAGCGGCCGCCGCTGTATCGCCGATCGCGCCGTTTCGAGACGAGGCCCTCGAGGCGGAGGTCGCAGGCAGCACGAAACAGGTCAGGCCCGATCGCGCCGCTCTCGAAGGGCGCGATGAACATGCCGTCGGGACGGCCGCGCAGGAGCCGGGCGAGGCTGGTCTTGCGCATTTCCAGCGGCAGCTGGCGCAGATCCTCGCCCCCGAGCGCGAGGAGATCGAAGGCATAGAGCTGCACCTCCTCGTTGTGGCGGCGCGAGTGCAGCGCGTCGAAGTCGGAGATGCCGTCGACGCCGAGAACCACGGCCTCGCCATCGATGACGAATTGCTGCTCGCGGTTGCGCAGAGCGGCTTGGACTATCCACGGGAAGCGGTCGGTCCAGTTATGCCCGTTCCTGGTGATCAGGCGGACGGTGCGGCCATTGCGCTCCACACGGACGCGATAGCCGTCGTACTTGATCTCATGGAACCAGTCGGGGCCATCAGGGACGGCCTTGGCGGCCGTTGGCAGGCAGAACTCGAACGCGGGCGACATGATCGACAGATAGGTCCTGCGCCCGCCATTTGCGAATCCGAAAACCAGCTCACGTGCCGTGAGGCTCGGCCTCGAGGTCGGAATTCTGGTGGGCGACCCAGTTGCACCCCTGCGTCTGGCGCCAGCCGTGATCCTGGTTCGTCAGGCGGTCGAAGCTGCCGAGCGAGGGTTCGTCCTCATCGCCGGAGAGCTCGTCGTCGACATCGGGCTCGCACCCGTCGTGCTCGTCCTCGCGATCATCGCGTGGGCCTCTAGCCCAGCAAACTTGCGCGCCCTCATTGGCGGCGCCAAGCCAAGGCTCGGCATCGCCGGCCTCTTCCAGATCGCCACTCTCCTCGAGATCTGCATCGCCGTCGAGCTCGTCGACGAAGCTGATCAGCCGCTCGATCGCGATCGCGGCCGCGGCGGATGCTGATGCAGTGGGTGGCACCGCGAGCGCGGCGATCAACGGTAGATTGCGTCTGAGGATAGCCTTCTCTGCGCGTAGAGCGATGAGTGTGTGGGTCTCATTCTCGGCGATGATTCTGGCTTCGGTTTCGGGATAGCTGCGCGGATCGTGTGGCATTTCTGGAAGTCCCCATCCTTGGTCTTCCTCCCCGTTTCAATGTCATTTTTGTTCTCGTGAATGTGGAGAATGAAAGCACGCACACGTGGCGCTTGCCAGCGCGGGCACGCGTCGGCGTCCAAAATGGACGCGGGGGGCGGTTAAAGGTTAACAACGGCGGATTGAATCAAAACTGCCAGATCTAGCGCGACAGATTCTTGCTGGTCGTTCGCACCCGTGCAGTGAGCGTTCGATAGTTCTGCCGGGCGATACGATCCAATTGTTTGGCCGACGTGACGTAGACTTGGCCCGCTCTTTCGATTGTGCCGTTGCGGCAGAGGATGCGCAGGTGTCGGTCGACTGTTGGGCGCGGAATCCCGATAGAGGTGGATAGCCTGGTCGCCGTCATGGGGCGCCCCTCAATCGTGGCGACAAAGACAGCGGTGTCGATCAGAAGAATGCCGGCTCGCGAACCGAATCTGGATTGCTGGTCCGGCGCGAGCGTTCTGTGCAATTGGCGGGTGAGCTCCACCCACAAGCTTGCCAGATAGTACCGCTTAGGCAGCTGCGGCAT